TCTGACTCTGTTACTTGTCCAAGTGTGACAATCTTGATACTCAGTATTAGTTGTGGTGTGTCTGTCTCTGTGACTTGGGTGACAGAAACAATTTTTCGCACGGTGACAGAAAACGTGCTATCAGTTTCAGAGACTTGTGCCACAGGAATGACAGTCTCACCACTACCGACTGTTATTGTTTGCGCAAGGTCAGTTTCAGCGATTTGGGCAATTGCATAAACCTTTTGCCTTGTAATACTTTGCGCTAAATCAGTCTCGAGATTTTGACCAGTTACAAGCTGTTTGATTTTGGCAATTGCTTGAGATAAATCTGTCTCAGTATTCTGGCCAACAGCTTTGTTCTTGATCCTGCTTACCGCTTGCGCCGTATCAGTCTCATTTGCCTGATTAACAGAAATCACATCCGCCGGTGATGGCTTATGATCAACTGTTACCCAAAGCGCATGAACACGAGCAAAATGTGTATCAGTGACAGCAAGTCGCACTCTGACGAGTGCCGCATCCAGATCCGCTTTCGTCCATGCCGTTGTACTGGAACCCGGCAGATCATACAATGTCAATGCGTAATTGTTGGAGGCGGGGGCCGGAGCGGGACCTTGCAGGGTGGTAGAGTTTACATCCAGACTGGCGCTTTCTTCAATGGTTCCACCGCTAGCTGCTTTGATACCCAGTGCAATGTCCGGGTCGGCTCCGGTTGCAGAATCCACACCTGCATAACAGCCCACTTGAACCACATTGATTACGTCATCGGATGCCATCGCCGCCGGGGTTGCACCCAGATTGAAATCATCCGAACATAATTCGGCGTTGGCATTATTTGTGTTTTCCTCAATCCAAGATACGGTGTCTGGAGGCACTTCGGAAACCTGTGACCAATTTGCTCCGGTATCAGTCCCGCCCCGCGCCCAGGTTGCCACATCACCCACAGCACTCGGACGCAAAACGATGACCTCACCCTCACCCGGAAATGAATTTTGGAATGACCCGCTGTTATCGTTGATAGCTAGATCATCTACAATGTAATCCAATGTGGCGTCGCCTGTGGTTTCCGCAAACATAACTGACGTTGGTGTGGCGGTAATATCTATCGTGCCGCTGGCAAATTCCGTTCCGTCGATGCGCGCGCTGACTGCCGTGCTTGCCAACGTTGTCGAGTTACATGCCATTTCCACCCTGTACCATGTGCCAGCGGATAATGCCGAGGAGTTGGACCCCACTTGGGCACTGTCCTCATTGTTGTACAGTTGCAAATTCCCGGCACTGGTTAGCCGTAAAGCAACCTTGTATGTACCCGTGATACTGAAGCCAGCAATGAATTTTGTTGCAGTAGGCATCGCCACAATGTAAAGGTACATCCGGAAAAAGTATGATCCTTGCACAGCGGTGTGCAATTGGCGAATACCTTCCGTTGCGGAGGCATTAGCAATGCGAAAGGCCGCATTGCCCGAACGCTTAATTGTCGTTTCGATAGCAGGCGCGTTTGTTACGATGGCGGTAAACTCAATATTCGCCGTCGCTGTTTGCAGTTCAGCACCGCATGTCCACAATCGCGCCATTTAGCTTCTCAAAACTCTTACGATGCTCTAAAGAATCCTGCTGCATTGAGTTGCGCAACTATGTCTGAGCCATCAGGCGTCACAATAAAATCGTGCTTGGTCAGTGGAATCCCGGTGCTGTCCGCTCCAGGGGTCACGCCGTCTGGGAAGTACACCATGATAAGCGCACTTATTGCATTGCCGGTTGCACCAGTCCACGTGATGTCTGCAGAATCAGCATCAAAACGCTCGTTTGTATCATCTACTGTGAGCACCAAATCTGCCGCTGCCCATGTTTTTCGCCCCATCGTGGTTTGCTCGTTTGACGTACCTCCAAGCAACGCAGCAAGATCATTGTGATCCTTGAGTGTTGCATCTGCTTCGATGCCAGTTGTCTCAATCGGAACAATTTTGATACGCGAGTTCGCGGGCGAACCATCCTCGACATTCTGCAAATACTGTGCAACCCGTCCCTTTGCAATGTTGAAAACAAAATCAGCCATATCATTCTCCTTTTTGGTTATTCACCCCGCCTTCGCCAAATTAGATTTGTGGCATAGCGGGTATCGTCAATTGTGTCGTTCTCGCGGTCTGGATACTCATCAATAATTTCACCATCCTTTGTCCGCTCATATTCGTAGTCCGTAAACTCTTGCGCGTGCTTCGGTGCACGAACCGGGTCAATGATGATTTCGGTCAGACCTTGCAACCATTTGATTGAATACCGCACTGACTCCGGCCCCTTCTCCGCGCCACGGATGTTTGCACCATAAGACTTCCAATCACCCACGGATTTAGGTTCGGCAGAGTCAGCGATAATCAAATCAGGATAAGAAACAATCTTTTGTTTCTTCTCTGTGTATTCGATTTTTGGAATAAGACCTTCATCCACAAATGCATTGAACAATCGCTCATTGGACATCTTGAGATGTTGACCTTCGGCAAATATATATAACTTGCGCCGCGTCGCGTCAAAATGCATTACACCCATACTCGCGGGATTGATAGCATAACCCCAATCCAACCCACGAAGCACATGGTCAAACTGTGCTATCTCGTCATCAGCAATTGCCCGTAAGACTACATTCGTAAACACCATTCCACCGTCATTGACAGGGATACCCATATATTCGTGATCGTAAGCCGTAGGGTTGATTTGCCTTAGATGCTCAGCCTCTTCAAGCCAGGTATTACCGAGCCATTGTTTTGGCACAGCGAGATTGGCATACGTTTGCATCATTGTTTCCAATGGCAACACTTTACGCAATTCCTCATTTTTCAAATATCCCTCAGGGATACCGAGATAATTGCTGAAATGCTGATATTGATTCGCCTTTGGAATTTCACAATATTTATTCGCGAAGTTCGAGCGCGTTGGCGGTGGGTTGAACGATTTGAAGTAATAAATATCATCGCCGCCACGAATGGATTGCTCCACCATGCGAACTGAATTCACACCGCGGAATTGGTCAAACTCCTCGAACCAAACGATTTTTATATACCCAAATGGCGGTGTAATAGATTTGATTTTCCCAGGATCATCAGCGCCATTGAAATATATCTTTTGTCCCGTAGGAAGGTATTCGATTTCCATCGGGGAAATCGTGCTTTTGAATTTACCAGATAATCCTAGCTCATTGATAGCCCATTGCAATCGAGCAAAAACAGAATTGCGTAATGTGTCTGCTACTTGTCTGAGTGCCAATCCATGAGCATCAGGATTGTTTACCAATAAATAGATAAATGCCAATGCAATAAAACTAGATTTTGCCGAACCGCGACCACCTCTGAACACATACTCAGTATGAAGTTTTTGAACTACATCTCTGTACGCATCTGCAAACAACGGTGCAAGCATATCCGCGGGAATGGCAAATGGCATTTCACTTGCAGTCTTACCAGTGTTGATATTCAAGCTGTCTTGATACTTGCCGTGCACACGAAGCACCTTATCTATCGCGTCCAACGCACTGTAGAGTTCAATTTCTTCTGTATGAATTTCTCTATCAGTGTTCTTACCGTTGTAAACAGTTGTCTTGTTTTTGATTCGCTTGATTAGCTTGGTTTTTTCTTTTGCCGCGGATAAATCTAAACTCACTGTTCCGTCTTTTTCAACAAGTAAAAAATCTCCCACATTTCCTCTCGCAATATCGGCAAGTAACTTTAGAGCTTCGTCCGCGCTCATATGCGCTTCATCCAAACGCGCCTTCAAGTGTGCTCGGAAATTTGGATCCTTCCACAACGCCCATGCCATTTGTTGCGCGGTCTTATATTTCACTTTTGGATGTACAGTCTGATATGCCCGCGTGCGACTCCAACACAACAGGTATTCATCCAAAACCCGTTGGCGCTCATCACTCAACGGCGGCAGTTCGTTTTCTTCGGTCATGGCATCCACACCGAACTAAGTGGCTCAAAACCTAACGGAAGTTTATGCAATTCAACTTCTGGCAACCATAAAGGCAACTTGGAAACAATGAACATTCTGATTTGGGATCTGCTTCCGTATCCATTCGGACGCGTCATAAATCCAACCCGGCCATCACGATGCACACTCGTGGCAACGGTAGATAGATGATTGGCTAAAACACATTCAGTGCTAGGTATTGGTTCATAGATATTTATGCTCTTGAAGTACACACGGCCATTCTCAACGTGATCTTCTTCCAGCACCGCGCCACCTGTGATAATCGCCGCCGAAAACACTCCCCAGGTGTTATTGCACCAACAGAGACCAGTACCTAACAGTTCCAGTGCGCGGGCACGTGTGTACGATGGATTCAGTTCACAAAGTAGATCCAACATCGCGGGATAATTTTTGACGGGTATCGTTTGATCCGGCCACGCACGGAATGGTTCGGGAATCGGGTCAGTGGGAAATTCACGCGGAGGATTGCCATCACGTTTACCCATCACAAAACGTCCAAATTCATCACGTTCGCAATCATGCGGAATACGCCACAATTGAGACATCGGTTCAGGTGGTAAAGATTGTGACGAAATGCGAATGTGCAAACTCATGGATTGATACTCAGTATGTTACTTCGGGGTGAGCGTGACCGTTAGTGTTTGAAATTCTTCCGACTCAAACGTGATCGTCAATGGCTTGTGTGTTGGTACCGGGTCCGGGATCGGTTCGGGAACAGGATTGGCAATCTCAACCGTATACGCACCGGAGCACCATGAATTTGCATCAGGTAATACCATATCAGCATTATTGCGCCGCCATCTGATGATATGATGCCATCCGCCCATTGTTTCGCTAACTTCGATTTGGTCATTGAGAAGCAAGTCACCAACATCTTGATAACTTGTACCTGGCCCACTACGAACGTTCAATTTTGAAGTGTTTACTTTGTACCATTGGGACATAGCACGTTATTCCTTTCTAGCCAGAAGCTTCAAGGTAATTTCAGTTGGCTTGATTCGCTTCACCCGGAACTTGCTTCCTCTGAGTTCTACGACTTCGCCCTCTCGGAACCAACCACCGTGATCTGGATGTTTTTCTTGCAACAACTTTTTCATTTCTTCCAGCTGTTGCTCATTGATTGCTTGCACTTGCTCAAAATAACCTTTTCCAGTGTCCATTTCAATTGCTCCTTATACTGATAGTCATATCGGCAACAGGTTTGAACACGGTCCTAAATTTTTCCCTGCTGCCGTTGAACACGTTGTAGTCAAGTTCGAGAGAATACACTCCTGCGCTTTCCCCGATCACCGGCGTGCCTGTTTGCACAATCAAACAATCATCGTCACTCCACGGCATTGGCACGGACACTTTACTAAAATCCCTGTGCAGCGGGTCACTGCCATGTGGGCCATAATCAGCCAGCCACAACGGGTAACGACGGAAATATTCACGCTCTGACCAACTGGCATTGAGAAGCTCTTCACGTATGTACCAATACGCGGAGTAAATGCCGATCTGTGCATTGGATAATTTGGATAGTGTCTTGAACGTTTCCAAGAAATCATACCAATGCCGCCAACCTCGAGCATTGCCAGAGTTTCTATCTTCCAAATCCAACCAACAAATACCTTCCACATCATTGCGAATTGTGCGCCAATAGTTATCCGCTTGCAAAAATGGACTATAGGTATTGTCGTAATACCAATAAGAACCTCTCGAAAGAATCCCTTTCGCGGCCGGCCAGTTGTATTTAAATGCCGGGTCCTGATAATGTCGTTGACCAGCTTTCATGATAACGAAGTCAAAGCCATAATCGCGCATCTTCCGAAAATCAACCACAGGGAAACGCGGTGGATACCCCTGACCATAACTGATGTCGCATCCAATGATTCCCTGATTATCAAATATCATGGCAATTTTCCGCCAAACACCAAATAAAGCACACCCAGAATGACAATCGTAATAACTTTGTCCAGGATGCTATCTGCCAATCTCTGCCACCGTCCAAATTTCACTGACAAGGCGTTGTTGATTCCCTCAGCAATCTTCTCGCCCGTATCTATCAATCGTTGA